GGATTAAAAGAAAAGTATAAAGGCTCTTCTTTAGTAGAAGGCCCTTCAATTCTTGGTACAGCACAGATATCTCCTGCCGATATTGCTGCCCGTAACATGGAAAAACTAATCCATGATCAAATGACAGATACAGGTGCAATGACTATTCTTCGTCATGCTATCTTTGAATGTTGTTTGTTGGGAACAGGTATTATTAAAGGCCCGTTTAACTTTAATAAAACTGTACACAATTGGCATATAAGTCCTGAAGGAGAAAAAGTATACGAACCTTATGATAAAATTGTACCAAAAATGGAAGCAGTTTCCTGTTGGGATTTCTATCCTGATCCTTCTGCAATTTCTTTGGATGATGCAGAGTATGTTATTCAACGACATAGGATGGGCAAGGAGCAACTGAGAAGTTTAATTAAACGCCCATACTTCGATAAAGATGCAATTGATTCTGTACTATCAGAAACACCACAGTATGAAACAAGACATTTTGAACCTGAAATTCATTCGGAAGGGGATGACTATCTCTTTACCGATAAAAGATACGAAGTCTTTGAATACTGGGGAATGCTGGATGCAAACACCGCCCGTCTATTCGGTATTGAAATTCCTGAATATATAAGTGATTTAGATTCTGTACAAGTAAATGCATGGATTTCTGGTAATAGAATTCTACGCCTTGTTCTTAATCCTTTTGTTCCCGCTCGTATTCCTTATCTTGCTTTTCCTTATGAACTGAATCCATATCAGTTATTTGGTATTGGTGTAGCGGAGAATATGCAAGATACTCAAATGCTGATGAATGGGCATATGAGAATGGCTATTGATAATCTTGCTCTAGCAGGAAACATGGTCTTTGATATTGATGAAACACAACTTGTACCCGGTCAAAATATGGAAGTATTCCCCGGTAAGATTTTCCGTAGGCAATCTGGGCAAACAGGCCAAGCAGTAAATGGTCTTAAATTCCCCAATACTGCACCGGAAAATCTACAGATGTTCGATACCGCTCGTAGGCTTTCTGATGAACAAACAGGTATTCCTTCTGTCCTACATGGACAAACAGGAGTAACAGGTACTGGTAGAACTGCTGCTGGCCTGAGTATGCTTATGAACTCTGGTGGATTAAGTATAAAAACAGTTATTAAAAATGTAGACGATTTCTTATTGAAACCGTTAGGAGAATCTTTCTTCCAATGGAATATGCAATTTAATGATGATGATGCAGAGATTAGAGGCGACTTAGAAATTAAACCAAAAGGTACTTCTTCCATCATGCAGAAGGAAGTACGAACACAACGTCTTACAACCCTGCTTCAAACTGTAGCTAATCCTATGCTTGCTCCATTTATCAAGATTCCGAATTTAATGAAAGAACTTGCTATTTCTCAGGATATTGATCCAGATCAATTAGTGAATGATCCTAATGAAGCAGCAGTTTTTGCAGATATTTTAAGAGGACTTATGGATGCAACTACAAACAGCCAAGAACCTTCTCCCGGTAGTCAACAACCCCCAAGTATGGGAGCCGATACAGGCGTACCTACAGGAGCAAATCCAATGGACCAATCGGGCGTTGGTGGCGGAAACATCGGAATTGGAAATGCGCCGGTTGCAGGGGAGAGCAATTTTACTGGAAATGTTGTCCCAATCGAAGGAGCGGGTGAAGGAAACTTTGAATAATTTCGAGAGAGAAAAAAATAATGTTCGATAGCAACGAAATGGATCAGCTAGGGTTTGCTAAGAAAGAGTCTAATATCTTTCCTAGTAGAAATCCTATTGCCGGTACTGAAGAGAAACAGGACAGAGAAACAGAGTTTGCGTCACTTGTTAAACTTTTTGATATGATGGAAACAAAAGAGAATAGCACGGATTCTTTTGTCAATAACGCTCTTCAGCTTTCTAGAAAACAAAGTTTGGAAAAAGGAGGTAAAGTCAGCTACCCCTCTTATACTTCTCTTCAACTATCTCAGACTTCTTTTCAACCAGATGTTTTGTCTAATATAGAAAATGCTGCTAACACTGGACAAACAGCGCAAGATGAGCTAGATCTTTTAATTGGTGATGATCCTCATGCTGATACAGATACTCCTGATCCTGATTTAGGAGCAGGAAAAGGTACTATTGGTTCAATGATGGAAGGTTGGCAGCAGCTTCATGATGAGGTTTTTTCGAACTGGGGACTTTTGCCAGCATTAAAAGCCACCTTCGAAGACCTTACTGAGACAGAAGAAACCCCTCAAGAAGCAACACAAGAAGCAACGGATGCAGCTACAATAGCAGCAGCAGCAGAAGGCCACGGGACTTCTGGGACTTCTGGGACTTCTGGGACTTCTGGGGTTGCCGGGGAAGGTTCGGAAGGGCATGACGCAAGCGACAGCAACGAAATGGATCAAGGAGGACAAATTAAAGGCCATCAAGATGGTGAACAAGTACTTTCAGAACCAATAGCACCATCGGAAGAACAAGCAGATACAGAGCTAGATGATTTAGGGATAGGTCCTCTAGGTGTAATTAATGATCCTGATGGCACAACGGGAGTTGCAGATGATTTAGATATGGACCTTCCTGTTGGTTCTTACGTTTTAAATGCGGAAGCAGTAGAGTTAACGGGAAAAGTAAGTATAAATAAAATGATTAAAGAAGCGGTTGATCTTGCTATAGAAGATGGAGTAGACCTTCCAGCAGAAATTAAAACAGCAGAAAAAGTTCCTATAAAAATTTCTAGAGGAGAAGCAGCACTTCCTCATCCTTTAGACATGTATATAGGAACAAGTAAATTAGAAAAAATGAATAATCGTGGTTTAAAACTAAGAGAACAACGAGAAGGTGAGAAAGCGCCTGTCGAAATGGCTGCTGCCCCTTCTCCTGAAGAAGATTTATTGGCGCAGGTACAACAACCTGTCGCTTAATAAAGTATGAACAGATACCCGTAAAGGCCCTGTTCGCAAACACCTAAGATGTGGACACCCAAAGTTATACCTTTGGCCCCAAGGAGGTAAATATGATTGATACCAAAGAAGAGGCAAGGGAGCAAACCCCATACCAAAATGAATACCGGCAAAATTTAGAAGGCGAGGAGCAAGAGAACCTTGACCTTTCCGACTTCTCTGAAGAGAATACTCAGGAAGATGAAGGACTAATTGCTAAGAAACAAGAGCATGATTGGAAAAAGAGATATTCCGATCTAAAAAGTTATCATGATCGTCAAAAGAATGAATGGTCGCAAGAGAAAGATTTGTTACAAGCTAAGTCTGAATTAGCAGAACAAGTACAGATTTTCTCTGAAACACCTAAGACTCAAGAAGAATTGGAAGAATTCAAAGAATCTTATCCAGATGTCTTCGGAGTTGTTCAGACGGTTTCTCAACTTCAGGCTGATGCAAGAACAAAAGAACTTGAAGAACGTATTGCTCAGTTACAAAAGCAGGAACAAACGGCACAGCATAAGACAGCAGAACAGGAGCTTCTCGTATTACATCCTGATTTTATTGAATTGAAGGAAGATACAGAGTTTTTGGATTGGCTGGATAAGCAACCGGAAGTTCTTTCAAACGGTATTTATAATAATCGTTCAGATGCACAATGGGCCGCTCGTGTAGTTGATCTGTATAAAGCAGATAAAGGTATCACTCGAAAGTCTAAATCTAAAAAGAAAGATGCAGCAGAAGCAGTTACTACGTCTTCTAAAGCATCTCCTTCTTCTGAGAATGAAGGGAAAAAGATTTGGACCATCTCTGAAATTTCTCGTCTGAAACCTCATGAATTCGATAAGTACGAAAAAGAGATTGAGGTAGCAAGACAGGAAGGAAGAATCCAATAACATAAGGAGAAACTAAAATGGCTTTTGGAGTAGCAGCCGGATATAGTAACCTACCTAATGGTAAGTTTCTACCGGCAATTTATAGCCAAAAAGTACTCAAATTCTTCCGTAGGTCATCGGTTGCAGAGGCAATTACTAATACCGACTATGCGGGTGAAATTGAGAACTTTGGCGACACAGTGAAGATTATTAAAGAACCATCAATCACGGTATCCTCGTATACCCGTGGTTCTGTAGTCAACACTGAAGACCTGACCGACGCTGAGATTACTCTTAACGTCGATCAAGGAAACTATTTCGCTTTTAAAGTTGATGACGTTGAGGAAAGGCAGAGCCACGTTAACTGGGAATCTCTGTCCACTTCTAGCGGCGCATACAGCTTAAAGAAAGCGTTTGACTATAACGTACTGAAGAATATCAGCGACAATGCTGCTACTGACACTACCAATCTTGGTGCTGCCAGTTCGGCTATTTCGTGCAACACTGGTGACGAATGTGCCAACTATCTTAGCACTTTTGCTCGTTTGTTGGACGAAGGCGATGTTCCTGAAGATAATCGTTGGATTGTGGCCCCGCCTCAGTTCTATGAGATTCTTCGGCAAGCGGATGCCAAGCTGATGGATTCCAGTGTTACCGGCGAAGATAAGTCTGCTCTTATGAATGGTGCTGTCACCTCTCGTAAGATTCACGGCTTTACTTTGTATCAGACTAACGCAATTTCCGTTAGCTCTGCTGGTACTGCTGCGTCCCACACTTTCGGTCCTTCGGCCACCAGCGGCGAGACTATCGTTCTTGGCGGTCATATGAGTGCAGTTGCTACCGCTTCTGCAATCGCAAAGACTGAAGTGATTCGTGATCCCGATAGCTTTGCAGACATCGTTCGTGGTCTGCATGTTTTCGGACGTAAAGTGCTACGCTCTTCGGGCACCGGCTTTGTCGGCGCTTACAAGGGTGTACCTGATCTTAACACATAATAGGGAGGACTGAAAAATGGCTACTTATACTATTGACAATGTAGGCACTGCTGGTCATCCCGCAAACGCAGCCGCTGTTCGTGTTGTTGACATGGTGATCGACTTTAGTGAAACCACTAATGTCGCCAACGATGTTTTTGAATGCATTAGCATTCCAGCTAACACGTATGTTATTACAGCGGGTGTTGATGTGTTGACCGCAGATTCTGCGGGTAACAGTGGTACCCTCTCTCTAGGAGATGGTGCTGATGTTGACCGTTATATCACTGCTGCTGCCCCCGGTAGTACTACTATGACTATCAAGGCACAAGCAGGTACTAGCGCAATGGG